ATGAAGACTTCAAACGAAAACGAAGAAGAAATGGAAGAACGAGAATGGGTTATCAATGGTTTTAAAACCTTCTCTGCCGTAGCGCAGGAGTATTTTCCCGAATATTCTAACGCTGACACAGCCAGCAAAAGAATGAGAAACGAAATAGAACTCGACAAACTGCTCTTCGACGAATTAAAAGCCGCACACTACGTACACGAAACAACACGTCTAAGTCCGAAGCAACAGCAGATCCTTTTCATGACCTGGGGACCGGAAAAAATAATCCTACGTTAGCGCATCACCCATAAGTAAAGATTTATTGCATCCTGACACCTCCGAAAACACAGAAAAAACGTGTTGAACGAACTATATTATATAGATTATTATATTTTAGTATTTATATATGTTCGGTTGGTGGTTCGCCTACTTTTTTTCGAGCGTTGCAAACGCATGACAGACAAGCAGTTGAGCCACCTTCAGGGGGTGTTCGTTTGGCTGTTCGATTTTTTGTCAAAAAAAATACTAAAAAGAAAACCGCATGTCCCCGAATAGAGCCTCTATTTACGGCAAACAGAGGTTCTATTTCTAATAAACAGAGGCTCTGTTTCATCCCAACAGAACCTCTGTTTTTCTATTCATTCCCCCAATCTCATCTTTTACACCCGCGCGGTGTCACACAGAACAACATTATTTCCGTCCTACAGCCCCCAATACAGCCCAAATACCACCATACCGTTCAAAACACCCCCATTCCAGCCAAAAAAGATTTGCACGAACAGCCATTCATGCACTACCTTCGCAGCCGCATCCGACAATGTATGCACAATGGGGATAACCCGCAATCAACAACAAGTAAATAAAAATAGGTCTCAATGAAACAACTTCCAAACAACCTCCTGCACGAAGGCTACATCCTGATTCCCAAAGCACTGTTAAAACGTCAGATAAACGATAAAGCTCCGGGAGAACTGGAAGCGCTCCTCCAAGTCCTGATACACGCCAACTACTCGGAAACCACGTACAAGATTCAGCAGATCGACATCGTATGCCAACGCGGAGAATCCGTCATCAGCCAGCAACACTGGAGCCAACTCTTCCAATGGAGCCGATCCAAAACCCTCCGCTTCTTTCAAAAAATCCAGGAAGAGGGCATTATCAAGATCATCCCGCACCAGAAAGGAATCTTCCACATTCATATCAACAACTATGATTTCTGGACCGGCTGCATCTCTCCGGAAGCCCGCGAAGAAAAAAAGAAAGAAAAATCCGAAGTGTTCGACGTTTTCTGGGATAAATATCATGAAACGATGCAAAAACCCAAACAGTACGTCGCCCGTGCCCGCCGCGAATGGGACAAGCTCACCAAAGAGGAACAACAGACAGCCATCGACCACATCGAGGAAGTCTACTACCACACCAACGACACACGTTTCATCCCCCTTGCCGCCACCTACCTGAAAGACAAGGCTTTCTTAAACGAATATATAGACTAAAAAACATCGAAAAGAAATGCAACCACACGCCAGCGAACTCGAAGAAGCCATCATTGGAGCCTGCCTGATAGAACAGGAGGCTCTGCCACTCGTAGCCGACAAGCTACGCCCCGAAATGTTCTACGACGATCATCATCAGCTGATCTTCGCCGCCTTGATAGCCATGTATCAGGCAAACAAAAAGATAGATATTCTCACCGTCAAAGAAGAGCTCACCCGTCGCGGAGTGCTCGAAAAGATAGGCGGGCCGTATACCATCGTACAACTAAGCAGCCGGGTAGCTTCCTCCGCCCACATCGAGTATCACGCGCAAATCGTCCACCAGAAATATCTGGCACGCGAAGCCGTAGTCGGCTTCAACAAACTCCTCACCTGCGCCATGGATGAGACAATCGACATCGACGACACCCTCATCGACGCGCACAACCTGCTCGACCGTCTCGAAGGCGAATCCGGACACCACGACCATATACGCTGCATGGACACCCTAATGACCGACACGCTGAAAGAAGCTGAATTGCGTATTGCCAAAAGCGTGAACGGCGTCACCGGCATCCCCACCGGTCTGACCGAACTCGACCAGAAAACAGGCGGTTTGCAGGATAGTGATCTGATAGTGATTGCCGCCCGGCCTTCCGTAGGTAAAACGGCTTTTGCCCTGCACCTGGCACGCAGCGCGGCAATGGCGGGCAATGCGGTGGCCGTCTACAGCCTTGAGATGCAAGGGGAACGCCTTGCCGACCGATGGCTGGCAGCAGCAAGCAACATTAATCCTTACCGGTGGAGAAACGGAATACCTACCCTGCAAGAGATGGAAAATGCCCACACCGCAGCTTCAGAACTGTCGGGACTCCCCATCTACGTGGACGACAGCACTTCTGTCAGCATGGATCACATTCGCTCAAGTGCCCGGCTACTGAAGAGCCGCAATCAGTGTGACGCAATTATTATCGACTACCTGCAACTCTGCGACATGGCTACCAAGCAGGCCAACCGCAACCGCGAACAGGAAGTGGCACAAGCCACCCGGAAAGCCAAGTTGCTGGCCAAGGAGCTGCATATTCCCGTCATACTGCTTAGTCAGCTGAACCGCGAGTCGGAGAATCGCCCCGGAGGACGTCCGGAACTGGCACACCTGCGCGAGAGCGGAGCTATCGAACAGGATGCGGACGTCGTGATGTTGCTTTACCGGCCGGCGATGCAACGCGTCGTCACCGACCGGGAAAGCGGTTACCCGACAGAAGGACTGGGGGTGGTTATCGTTGCCAAGCAGCGTAATGGAGAGACTGGGAATGTATATTTCGGACATAATCCGTCGATGACAAAAATATATGACTATGTTCCGCCATTGGAATATTTGGAAAAACATGCTAAATAAAACAATCTATTATACAAATAATCAAGACATTTTATCAAAATAGTATTGATACATATCCGGTGCAAAACTTTTTATATTATCAGAGAAAATAAAACCATATTTACTTGACTTCTCCTCTCTGATTTTGTATATTTGTAGTATCAAAAAGAAAACATATAATTATTCACTTAAACCTTAACTTTTCAAATTTATGGATGTATTAGTAGAACGCTATCAGCGCAAAAAGTATGTAAATCAGGAGGATGCTCCGTTACTGTATTACATACGTCAGAAATCGGGCAATGTAAGAGTGATGGACGTTGATACGATGGCTACCGCCATCGAAAGTAAATCGTCACTGACTGCCGGAGATGTGAAACACACCATTGAGGCATTTGTGGAACAGTTGCGCCTGTCGCTCACCCAGGGCGATAAGGTGAAGATTGACGGATTGGGTACGTTCCACATCACGCTGACTAGTGACGGTACGGAGACTATGAAAGATTGTACGGTGCGCAGCATCCGCCGTGTCAATGTCCGCTTTGTTGCCGACAAAGCGTTGAAGCTGATGAATTCGAGCCATACGAGTACACGAAGCGAAAACAACGTGGACTTTGTCCTGGGCGGAAAGGGAGATGGCAGCGATTCCGGAAACGGTGGTTCGGACGATGGTTCCGACAGCGGTTCGGGAGGCAATAAACCGGGCGGTGGAGAAGCACCGGACCCGGCAGCGTAAATAGGCTGCCCGCTCTATCTTCTTTGGCAGAATGAAACTTCATCCTTAGAAAAAACAGTATCACATGGTTTCAGGAACTGATCCATGTATGGTTCCTTGCCATGTGGTTGCTGTTTTTCTGTTTTTCTCTTTCCCGCATTTTCTCATTTTCTTTATTTCTCCATTTTTTCATTCTCGTGTTTTTTAGTTTTCCTATTTTTAGTTTCTCTTATTTTTTAATTCTCAATTCTCAATCTTTAATTTTTAATCTTTAATTCAAGAAAGATGTTAGACAAAATCATTGATATCATTACAGCTATCCTCCCTTTTTTCGGAGGTCGCAAAAAACGTCAGCAAATGATGCAGGACGTCAAAGAGTTTAGCGAACTAGTGAAAGAGCAGTATGGCTTCCTTATGAAGCAGCTCGAAAAGGTGCTCAAGGATTATTTCGATTTGAGCGACCGTGTGAAGGAAATGCACTCGGAGATTTTTTCATTAAAAGGCAAACTTTCGGAAGCTGTCACTTTACAGTGTGTCAATAAAGAGTGTATTCAGCGCAACAATGGTTCCGAATCCACATCATCATCCACTTCTTTAATACCTGCCTAACGCATGAGAACTATTAATCTGATTGTCGTGCATTGCTCCGCTACCCGCGAGGATAAATCTTTCACCGAACATGATTTGGACGTTTGTCATCGTCGCCGCGGCTTCAATGGTGTGGGTTATCATTTTTATATTCGTAAGAACGGGGATATTAAGTCTACCCGTCCGTTAGAACGGATCGGTGCGCATAGCCGTGGTTTCAACCGGGAAAGTATCGGTATCTGCTACGAAGGCGGACTGGACTGCATGGGACAGCCGAAAGACACGCGCACTTGTTGGCAGAAACACTCGCTACGGGTTCTTATCCTGACTTTATTAAAGGATTTTCCGGGATGCCGTGTCTGCGGACATCGTGATCTTAGTCCTGATCTTGACGGAGACGGTGAGATTGAACCGGAAGAGTGGATCAAGGCTTGTCCCTGTTTCGAAGCGAGCAAGGAGTGGGATAAAGAATAGGTTTCTTTTTTCATTTACATACTCTATTGTTAGTTGTTATTGGTTAATTGTTATTGGTTATTAATCAAGAAAACCCGGACTTTCGCAAGCCCGGGTTTTCTGCATCTTGGGAACGCCTCCTTTACCTATAGGGAAATGGGGGACTAGCAATTTGATTCTAGTACAACAAAAAGACGCTCCGAGAGTAAAAAATAAAAAGGGATACCTGTGGGAAATGTGGGAGGCATCCCTTTTCTAAATAAGAACAAAGAGGGAAGGATGGACTTTCACAAGCTGTGTCCTTCGCTTTGTTCTGGGGTAAAAATATCTTCACACACAAGTGAAGAATGGGTTTATTTGTTTTTTCTCAATATATAATATATTATGAGATTCTCTATCCTATTAGTCTACCCATTCGGCAACTGTAACAGTCACTACTTTAGCCTCTACCGTTCCCCATGGAGAAGTAGGAATAGCCTTTACTTTGACTGTCATAGCCTTATGATTCTGGGTAGCATTCGGGTTCTTCAATGTAAGCTTGCCGGTTGTGCCGTCCAGAGTAAAGTTATCATTATCTTCACCGGCTACCAATTCAAATGCTACAGTGAAGCCAAATATTTCTGCACCCTTAGAGTTTTGATAGACATCGGAAGCATTAGTAGAAGGCCAAAGCTGACGATCTGAAGCATCTTTCCATACTAATGCGCTTGATACATCAACGCCCTCTCCTCTTTTTGCAGCAGAAGACACATTAAATTCCAGCTTGTCTTTACCTTCATCAGTACCCTTGTAATCAAATGTACCGTTCATCTTAGCAGTATTGAATACAACAGGAATTGTTTTGGTAGAAATAACTTTCTCTTCACATTTTGCTTCTACTTTTACGCTAAAGCCAGCACCACCTACAGGATAATTTTTTGTTACTGAAAGCGCACCAGTAGTTGCATTAAGAGTTACACCAGCAGGAGTGTCACCTACAACAGAGAACTTAAATGCTCCACCAAGAGAGGTCAATGCATTCTTAAGATCCATATAGTTACTGAAAAGTTCAGTCAGATCTCTTTCGGCAGTCACTGCAGTTATTGGACTACTACCTGTTTCCTTAAGATTCAATACAGCCTTGGTTCCATCCCAAGCATTTGAGTTAGCCAATGTAAGATCAGCTTCTGCAGGATAACTTACCTGTACATTTTCCAATGTGACATCAATACTGTAATCACCCTTAGAAATCCGGGTAACGATTGTTGTCGGTGTTTCGCAGACCGTATTTTGAGGAACTATCAATGCAAGTTTATAGTCTGTAGAACCGGTATCACCCAACTTAATTGTTCCACCTACAGGAGAAACTATTGCATAAGAACAACCATCGAAATTAGTAATAGGAGAACCTCCCAATGCAGCCTTTATAGCAGTCAAAGCATCATTATCTTTAATAAGAAGCTTCTGATCGCTGTTACCATTCCACAGAATAGGATCTTCAGAAGCAAGTGTAACTGTTTGTGCCGTTCCTTCACTAACGGTTTTAACTTGCGCATATTCCTTAGCGGCATATTCAACTGTCTTCGCACCCGGAGTTCCGGCTGTTGCAGGATCTGTCACTGTGACTGTAGATTGCACTGTGGCTGTGCTTCCCGCCGCTCCTTTAGCTTCCAAGATACCGGTCGTTGCACCCAAATTAAAGTTAGAAGTAACATCAGCAGTCGTTGCGAATGCTACACTGAAATTAGCATCAGAGATGCCAAGTTCACTCAATGTCTTTGTTGCAGGAGTACCTTCAACAGCGCTAGAACCATTTATCGACGGATACACAGTTACGCTATAATAAGATTCAGTCTCTCCGTTCTTTCCTTTGTAGTCAAGTTTGCCACCTTTAGCCAATTGAGTTACTGTTCCATTTGCAGACTCCCATACCACATTGTCGATATACAAATCACTCTTCACAGCGGCAAAATAGTTTGAAGCAACATCATTCAAGGTATTCTTATCGGCAGCAACCTTGTCTGTTACAGTCAGAGCTACGGCATAGCTATTTTTTACTGCACTGGCATCCAACGTCACTTCAATCAAGTTAGGTTCTTTCTTTGCATCTACCACTTTGATTCCTTTTATTTTGAACGGATCGTTTAATGCACGCGTCTGCACTTTCTGGCAATCTACAGAAACTACATATTTTGCATTCTCATTTACAGCACCATCCGCTTCGAAACAAGCAACCAAATCCGTTATAACTGAAGCCGGAGATACACGGAATCTCACTGCCACTTCGTCCACATTGACTACAGGTTGCCAATTATGACTGCCCATAGCATCAAAGTCCGCATAGAATGTATTGAACTGTACCTGTCCGTCTGCATAAGTTGGCACATATACAATACTCTGAATCATACCTTTGATAGCGTCGATTTCAGCATCAAGTCTGGATTCGAGGCTTTTTATAACACCGCCAACTTGTTCGGATTCGCTCTTTATAATATCTTTAACCGCTTGGCTAAATGTACCTGTTGCAGGTAATTCGAGTGCTGCCAATTGTTTTTTCGTATCATCAATTTGCTTGATAATATCCGCATAACTCTTATAATCAGCACCCTCTTCAGTACTTACATAAGCATTGATAGCATCTAAAAGATTATCCAGTTGAGTTTGTTTCCCGATGGCTTCTTCACTAAAGAGCTTCTCATAAACATCTTTCACGAATGTTTCCAAAGTCGTTTTCACTCCGTACTGGGCAGTCAGGTAATTATTAATACCACTCAACTCTGTAGAAATACCTTTCTGAACAGCTTCTGTTACGTATTGAGCTATTTTCCCCCATTTAGAAGTGTCGTCTCCCTCGTGTTGAAGGGCATTTATGATAGCTTGGTTTACATAAGCCCCAAAACTGGTACTTTCGTAAGCACTTGCATCCTTTTTACCAGATGTAATGTATGCCTGTTCTGCTGCAATCAGTTCAGATAATACGGTTTTAACATTCTCAAGTTCTTCAATCTTCTTTTCCAAACCACTGACACCATCCTCACCTTTGAGAATCTTTTGCAGAGTGGTCAGTTGATTTTGAAGATCTGCCAATCTTATTGCCAAATCTTTAGCTTTATCGCCTGTGGCATCCGCCAAAGCTTGTTCCAGTGCAGCGATTTTTTCTTTCAAAGTTTTTTCACCATCCGGATTTTCCACAAGTGCGCTCAAGTCATTCAGTTGTGTCTGCAAATCCTGTTTTGCCTTTTCAACTGCGTTCTTCATGTCTTCTGTACTTACCGGACTGGTTGATGTGATTTTATCGACCTGCTCCTGCAAGCCTTTAATATCATCATCGTAGTCCTTACAGCTTGTCACCACTGCACTGACTGTAAGCGTCAATGCCCCGAAAAGCATTACCCTAACAAAATTTTTCTTCATAACTACTTAAAAATTACATTAATAATATATTATTAAACACTAAGTTTCAATAATAGCCACCCGTTACTTTGTAGGTAACGGAGAAACCTTTGTTCCTGCTCTTTTGGAGTAGTCAATACGGAAAAATGAAACAATATGCGATTACATTTTTACCCCTGCTTCTTAGAAGCGGCAGAGGGGCGGGAGACCTTTTGCAAAATTTAGAAGTTAACAAAGCCCTAATACAAAGAATCCGCGTGTTTTATTTGTTTAATTCCTGTTTTGAGTAGTTTATTAGAAAAAATGTATGATTTCGTTTGGTTGTTTTAAGAAATATGCTCATATTTGCACCGATATTTCAACCCGTTACCTACAAAGTAACAGAATAAAAATCAAGCACTTACACCGACCACAGATCGTTTTATAAAATCAAGTACCTGCATATTTGCTTCATCAATTTTCTTATTTCGGAAAGGCTTCAAATAAGTTTCTGTCACGGTGATGGACGAATGTCCCATCGCTTCGGAAATAATACCCGGATGAATTTCGCAATAATACGCAGTCGTAGCCCAGGTATGGCGGGCGGTGTACGAGCTCAACCGGTCTTTGAGTCCCAATGCCTTTCCTAATAATTCCAACTGATAATTAAAATTGCGCAATGCCAGTTGATATTCCCTATACGCCTTTGGCGAACCTTCGTCACTATGAAGAATCGGGAACAAATAAGGCGACTGTTCCTCCCGATTCATATACTTTTGCAAAAGAAACATCGCTTCCGTCGTCAACGTCACAGACAACGGACGTCCCGTTTTACGACGACGATAACTAATCACATTTCCCCGGAGATCACTCTTGCGCAAATAAGCCAAGTCGACAAAAGGCAGTCCCCGAAGCAAGAACATAAGAATGAACAACTCCTGCGCCCCCTTCATGGCAGGAGTGATGGCGTCCGACTGCAACAGACGGGCAAATACCTTCTTCATATCCTCCATATCCAATGCCCGACGGCGGTCTGCCCGCGTACCTGTATATACGGAGCGAAAAAGATGCGGCACGTATGATGCCTTCCGAAGATCGACAGCGCGATTGTAAACCGCACGCAACGTGCGAAGATACGTAGACACCGTATTCCAACTACACCCACGTGCACGAAGACTACCCTCAAAATGCTTCAGCCACTCCGGAGTGATTTCCCGAAACGACAAACGATCGGAACCCTGAAAAGTAAGAATCGCATTCAACGTACTTCTGTATACATGAGCAGTCCCTAAATTTCCACTCTGCTGCAAATCAACAGCCACTTGTTTCATAAACAAAGTAAAACTTTCCTTTTTCATTAAAAATAAATTAATAATTAATATTTACTTTTCCCACATTTTACTTTAGTAAAATACAAAAATATATCTTCAAAAATTTACATACATAAAATCTAAAAAATAAAAACTAAAACATTTACATTAATCATCAAAGTAAATTTCATACATTTGCGCAATTTTTCAAACAACATATTATTTTAACCATTTAAAGTATAAAAAAATTATGAACAACAATGAACCAGCTGCCGAACGGTACAGCATTAATGGATTCAAGTATTTCTCCGAATTGGCGAAGGAGTATTTTCCCGATCTGGCAAACGCTTCTTCCGCCAGCAAAAAAATGCGCAAACGCATTAAAGCAAACAAGACATTGAACGAACAACTGGTTGCTGCGTATTACACCAGCCAAACAATCGATGTCAGTCCTGAAATGCAGCTAATCATCTACCGACACTGGGGACCTCCCCACATTGACTTGCCGACAAACGTTTAGCGCGTAACAGAAAACGAAAACACGGACAAGAAATAAAAGGAAAATCGAACTATATATTTTTAAATATATCATTTATCTTTTATTGTTTATTATGTATTCCACTTTGCGTTCATCACTTTTTTTCAAAACGAAGATAACTACCAATCATACAGCTATTTACAGAAAGAAAAAAGCGTTCCACAAAGCGTTCGGCAAAAATGACCGTTTTTTCACTACAAACAAGACCTTCGAATCCCCCCAAACGAAGGCTTTGTTTTTTCTCCAACAGAAGCTCCACCAGTCACAAACAGAAGCTCCACCAACCACCAACAGAAGCTCCGCCAACCACCAACAGAGCATTCGTTCCATCCCCACTCCTTCCCCGGCTTCATGAAAGAAGAAAAAAACAGCCATTTGCGCATCGCGGCACCCTTTATTCATCCACACCCGTCCGCACGGAACCACACCCCTTGCGCATCGCACAAGAACGGCGTACCTTTACAGAAATTTAAAACGATAACCCAATGAACAATTTCAATTTTGAAGCCATGATGGAACATGGTTTTCTCATTATCCCCAAAGCCCTGCTACAACAACAGATAGAAGACCCGAACATAGAAGCCGGAGAAATAGAAGCGCTCCTGAAAATCCTGATGAAAGTAAACTATTCGGACACGTTATACAGCGACCGGCAGCACAAAGACTACCTGTGCAAAAGAGGCGAAAGCATGTTCAGCTACCGCGACTGGAGCCGCATTTTCCGCTGGTCTGTCGGAAAAACCTTCCGATTCATACACGCCCTTGCCATCCTGGGGATCATCGAAATCGTCCCCCATCCCAACAACTCGTCCCTGCATATCCGTGTCGTCGAATACGACAAATGGGTAGGAGCCCCCGACAGCGGCAAGCAGAAAAAGAAAGCCGTCAACGAGAAGTTCCGCCTGTTTTGGAATGAGTTTCACAGCATCACGCAGCTTCCCAAAGAAAACATCGCCAAAGCGCAACGCGAATGGAAAAAATTAAGCGACAAGGAACAGCAACTCGCCATCGACAAGGTAGAAGATTATTATTTCCACCAAACAAACATCAACTACCTGCTCCACGCCGCCAGCTATTTATCCAACAAAGCTTTCCTAAACGAATACTGATAAAACGAATCCCAATTAAACGAAGACTGATTAAACAAACACTGATTATGAATACCGAAAACAGAGTTTCACCACAGGCTCCCGAAATAGAAGAAGCCATCATCGGCGCCTGCCTGATAGAGCAGAGGGCTATACCACTGATAGCCGACAAGCTGCGCCCCGAAATGTTCTACGTCCTGCGCCACCAACTGATCTACGCCGCCATACTGGCTATGTACCACGCCGGAATGAAAATAGACATCCTCACCGTAAAAGAAGAGCTTTCCCACCGCGGAAAGCTCGAAGAGGCGGGCGGAGCGTTCGGCATCACCCAGTTGAGCAGCAAAGTGGCGACTTCCGCCCACCTCGAATATCACGCGCAGATCGTACACGAGAAATATCTACGACGCGAAATGACCTTGGGATTCAACAAACTACTCGCCTGCTCGCTAGACGAAACGATGGACATCGACGACTCGTTGATGGACGCGCACAACCTGCTCGACCGTCTGGAAGGCGAATTCGGCCACAACAACCACATGCGGGACATGGATGAACTGATGACCGCCACCATGACCGAAGCCGAAGGACGTATTGCCAACAACATAAACGGAGTGACCGGCATCCCTACCGGACTGGCAGACCTGGACCGCATGACGTCCGGACTCCAAAACGGCGAACTAGTGGTAATCGCCGCCCGTCCCGGCGTAGGAAAAACGGCATTCGCACTACATCTGGCACGAAACGCAGCCATGGCAGGACATGCCGTAGCCGTCTACAGCCTCGAAATGCAAGGAGAAAGACTGGCCGACCGATGGCTGACAGCAGCCAGCGAAGTCAGTGCCCGCCATTGGCGGTCGGGAACCGTCAGCCCGCAAGAGCTTGCAGAGGCACGCACGGCAGCCGCCGACCTCAAACGTCTGCCGATACACGTAGACGACAGCACCTCGGTCAACATGGAACACGTACGATCCAGCGCGCGACTGCTGCAAAGCCAACATGCGTGCGACGCGATCATTATAGACTACCTGCAACTCTGCGACATGACAACCGGCCAAAACAACCGCAACCGCGAACAGGAAGTGGCACAAGCCACCCGCAAAGCGAAGTTGCTGGCCAAAGAGCTAAACGTACCGGTGGTACTGCTTAGCCAGCTAAACCGCGAATCGGAAAACCGCCCCGCAGGCCGCCCCGAACTGGCACATCTCCGCGAAAGTGGCGCAATCGAGCAGGATGCGGACGTCGTGATATTACTCTACCGCCCCGCCCTCGCACGAATAACAACCGACCGCGAAAGCGGTTACCCTACCGAAGAACTAGGCATAGCAATCATAGCCAAACAACGCAACGGAGAGACGGGAAACGTATACTTCAGGCATAATTCGGCAATGACAAAAATCACCGAATACGTCCCACCGCTGGAATACATGCTGAAACATGCTAAATAGATACAGATTCACCCCGATTCCATACAATTTTATATTACAATATATAGCTGTATGGAATTTCTTTTTTTATTTCATTATTGATATAAAATAAATAGCAAAATACTTGACTTTCCCTTTCAAATTTCGTATATTTGTAATGTCAACAAGGACAGAAAATATTATTACTTAAACCTTAACTTTTTTAATTGTATGAATGTATTAGTGGAGCGCTATCAGCGCAGAAAGTATGTGAATCAGCCGGATTCACAGATGTTGTATTATGTACGCCAGAAATCGGGTACAGTGAGAGTGATGGACATCAACAAGCTGGCCGATGCCATCGAAGCGAACTCATCGCTTACAGCAGGAGATGTGAAGCATTCCATCGAGGCTTTTGTTGAGCAGTTGCGCCTGTCGCTTACCCAGGGCGACAAGGTGAAGATCGACGGATTGGGCACGTTCCATATCACGTTGAGCAGCGAAGGGGCGGAAAAGGAGAAGGATTGCACGGTGCGCAATATCCGCAGAGTAAATGTTCGTTTTGTGGCAGACAAGGCACTTCAGCTGGTGAATACGAGTCATGCCACTACCCGAGGCGAGAATAATGTCGATTTCATCCTGGCCGGAAAGGGTGACGGAGAAGACGCGGATGGTGGAAACAGCGGTAGCGGTGGAAGCGGAGAAGCTCCGGACCCGGCAGCTTAATCATTAAAAACAGTGCCGCATGGGTATTACAGAGTGATTTCTACAGTTACTCTCCATGCGGTTTCTGTTTTCTTCTACATTTATTTTTTAATTCTCAATTTTCAATCCTCAATTTATTAAAATGCTCGATAAAATCATAGAGATCATTATGACGATCCTGCCCTTTCTGGGCAGTAATCGCAAAAAGCGCAAAGTAATGGCGCAAGAAGTAAAAGAGTTCAGCGAACTGGTGAAAGACCAATATACTTTTCTGATGCAGCAATTGGAAAAAGTGTTGAAGGATTATTTCGACCTTAGCTCGAAAGTGAAAGAGATGCATACGGAGATATTCTCATTAAGAGATCAGCTGGCACAGGCTGCTGCCTTACAATGTATTAATAAGGAATGTGCACAACGTAGTGCAGCAGAGGCATGATAATGATTCAATTAATGCAAATTATGGAACCTGTGCAATTTACAGAACCTATTCAATCTATTTAATCCATTCATGAGAACTATAAACCTGATAGTAATCCATTGCTCCGCTACGCGCGAAGACAAGAGTTTCACAGAATATGACCTGGACGTCTGTCATCGCAGACGAGGATTCAACGGAACGGGTTATCATTTCTATATCCGCAAGAACGGGGATATAAAATCTACCCGTCCGATAGAACGAATTGGTGCGCACAGCCGCGGTTTCAACAAAGAAAGTATAGGTATCTGCTATGAGGGCGGACTCGATTGCAAAGGACAACCGAAAGATACCCGTACCGAATGGCAGAAACATTCGCTCCGGGTATTGATTCTCGCTTTATTGAAAGATTATCCGAATTGCCGGATCTGCGGACATCGGGATCTAAGTCCCGACCTGAACGGAAACGGCGAAATAGAACCGGAAGAATGGATCAAGGCCTGTCCCTGTTTTAATGCTGAAACGGATTGGGATAAAGTCTAA